GCCGTAGCCTGATAGACATAGCGGTTGCGGACAGCGAAGTTGGATGATTTACCGATGTAAGCCATTAGTCAGCGTCCTGTATGGTTAGGGTGCCAGCAGCTACTTGGCGCATGATTTCGTCGTAGTGACGGTTGGCTGGGTCTAAAGGCACAGACATTTCCTCGCCATCTATAGTTGCAACTATAGTGTCGTTCTCACCATCAACTTGAGTGTATTGAGCAGATGTAATATTCATTTCTATAACTCCGCTTCCAGTTTATGATGGAATCTATAATTTCTTGACGCGGCCGTTCCGGGAGTAAGGTCATAACTACGA